AACGCGCATCAAAGTCATTAGAACCTAGCGGCAAAACTTCCACCGCCTGTTCTTTGCTATCGTTAAAGTTCAAAAGTATGCGGTTGGCATTATCCGTGCCGCAAAACTTAGATTCTATTCTTGATTCGATGGTTTCCTGTTCTTCTTCAGTAGGTTGTCCATTAAAGAAGTTAAACATAAAACCAGCAACAAAGCCGTTTTTAACGCTGTTAAGGTGAAAGTTCGCAATTTCGCTATCTAGTTCGATGTAAGGGATTGCACCCAAATAAGGCGGCAAAGGATAGTAGTCGGCCTTTGGATGGTATGCTTTAATATAAAGTAACTGCTTACCGCTTTTGTCGTTATAATCAAACGCTTTAATGGGCTCGATGGTTTCGGGTTTGGCTTTCTTCCAATCTGCGCAATGGTAATAGGTTTTTTGGTCTTTGCTTACCCTGTACTTTGCAAACTCCGCGTGATACATTTGATAACCGCCCTTCTTATCGTACAGAATTTCAAGTGCAAAACCTCCAAAAATCTCCAAATCCAAAGAACACATTTGGATAATGTCCTCTAAGGTTTGGTTTGGGTTTGGCTCTGAAATGAATTTATTCAGCCTTGCTATCTGCTCGGTGTTTAGCCCCTTTTCGTTAACGCTCAAACCTTGCCCAATAACATAATCGACCTTACCATTTACGATTGCGTAATGCTTTGCAGAACGGTCGTAAATGTGAAGTAGGTAGTCAGGGTATTGGTTTACCCATCCTTCGCTAGTCCCGTACAAAATCCAATCTTTGGACTGCTGTTCTTTGAACTCAGGTACTTTGTGAGCGGCAAAATTTAAGACTGAAAAGCTATTTTTACCCATTGTAAACCGCGAATGTTTGGGCATCGTTGCCCGTGTATGTTGGTGTTGCTGTAGTTGTGCCAGTTACCACGCACATCCCACTTTCAAATGCTGTTAATCCTGCTGGGTTAAGGTTGCTTGCGCTTGCTTGCCCGTAAATCACGTAGCGATATTCGCCCTCTAAAGTCAATTTCACTTGACCGTTCACAGCTACGGGGTTTGCCGTTTCCGTAATAGTAAACGCATTATAGCGGTCACGAAAAGCACTAGTGTCATCAGCTATGCAGTATTGAGTTACCATGCTAGTGAGATTCTCAAAGGCAAAAAGGTAATGTAGTGCCGTACCTTTCTCGGTTGTGGTCACTATTACCGTGTTCGCTTGCCCTTTAGTTATCCTAATCATTAGGTAAGTGCGATGAAATACTCAATATCAACTGCTGCGGTGTCTGCTATTGCACTAATCGCTGTGATGTTTCCCCAAGCAGAAAAAGATGCTCCAGTTTCAATAAGCCCGTTGTGCAACTCATACGATTTACCAGCTTCTAACTTAACCCAAACATTATGCGCTGCTGATGTAATGTGAATGCTAACAAAATTGGTGTCATCTTTGTTGGTAATACGTAGGTATTTAACCGCTGTTCTCACAAAGGTACCAGCAGCATTTGCTGTGCCATAGTTAACCACGGTCACCTCGCTGGTTGGTATGGTTAGAATGCGTTGGTCAACTTCGTTTATGCTTGGAATGGTAAGCGTGTTTGAGTTGCCGTAGCTTTTGTTGTTAAGGCTAACCGCTTCCGTAATTGTTACGGTCAAAGTAGCGTTTGTTATTGTAGTTGCCATCGTGTGTATTTTGCTTAAATAGGTAAAATGCTCAAAGTGTTTCAAAAAGAAAGGCCGCTATTAACGGCCTATCTAAATCCCTATGTCAAACCGTTATTAGGCGGTTATTGATGCAAGTAAAGCGGTCGGAACTGCGAGCATTGGATTAGGCTCTAAACCATTGAACGACATTGTATACCCGTTCAAGTCTGCGAAGGCTGTACCAGTCGCGCCTGTGCCTGTAGCGAAGTCCAATCCGTTAGCATATCCAGCAACCCAATAAGATGGAGTAGCTTCGTTCGTTTCAATAATTGCCACTACTCTATTCTTTGCAAGTAGTTGCATTTCGTTACGCTTTGCAACGTCTAATTTGCGAAGTACAAAACTCAAAGATGGCACGTAGTGGAGTGACCCGTTGCGATTGCCTGCTGTTGGGTCGTCTGAAAACATACTTTCTTCTTTGGTCAATTCGTACTTTCTGAAGACGGCTGTTGGTGTGGCAAATGATGCGATTTGTCCAGTAGTGGCAACCGCTCCAAGAGCAATGTAATCGTTATAAGCCGCAAACCTTACCGATTTTATTCCACCGATGTCTTCTTTACACCCTAATGTAAATCCTTGTGTTAATGCGCAAGCCATGTTTTTGAGTGTTTAAGTAGGGGTCGAACCGTAGCCCGACCCCCTGTGTTAATTAAAGAACGATTGCAGCAATTTCACCGGGGAAAGCAACCTGTGTGCCTACCTTCATTTCCAATGCAGCTTTTACTTTACGGTCATCTTTCGAGTACCATACTTCAAGCGAAGAAAGGTCAGTTTCAGCATCCAAACCTATGAAAAATTGGGATGCAGAACCAGCGTATACCTTTTTAGTTCCAGTCAATCCTTGAACTGGAATGAATTTCAGGTTTATACCGTTGAAGATAAGACCTTCGGCTGCGTCCGTGTCAACAGAACCTTTAACGCCTGCATTCAGCACAGTTCCGTAAGTTGAACCACCTACTACCAACGCTTGTACAAGTACTGCGTAAGTGTCATATCCAACGAATCCGATAAGGTCGCTCTTCGATGTCAACCCTGCCGTAGCAAGTGAGTTGTACAAACGGAAAGCCATCTCCTGTGCGTTGGTTGCCGTGAATGCAGTAGTCAATGGAGTACCTCCAAGGTTTGCATTAATGTAACCGCTTCCGATTGTGGTAATAAAACCATCCCAAAACGCGCCATTGTTTGCGCTTGGAGCAGAAACGCTACCCTGCCAAATGTACTTGTCGATTTCAGAACCAACTTGAGCAAGCAAGTTCTCGGTCATCTTAGCGAAAACCTCTGCTGGCTCTACAGATTCCATGTGCGAACCTGCTCTCATTTTGGTAGCGAAGAACTTAGTCTCCAAATCTTTTGGACACCATTCAACGTTAACCTTAAACTTTCCAGGAGTCAATGTTCTTTGTGTGAAAACGGTAGTACCGCTTGCATCAAAAGAACATCCGTCAGCTTGGAAATATACCGATTGCGAAAGCAAAGGTAGTTTTGTTGGGGTTTTCACATTAGGAATAACCTCAACCAAATTCATCATTTTAGCGGAGTTAACGGTTGCCGCCATCAAAGGGAACGCATTCTCCTCGATATAGTTAACCAAACCAGCTACATTAAAAGCACTTGCCATGTTTTCTTGTTTTTTAAATTGTTAGTTTTTAGGCTTACGCATTGCAAGCCATTTGTTTAAGTTGTCGTTTGGTTCTTCGGTTTTGAAGTAATTAGCTACCTTCTTGGTTGGTGTTGCTGTTGGTGTTGTGGCGAATTTCTCGAAAAGGTCAGCCATTTCGTTAACCGCTTTTCTCAAATTAGCGTTGTCAGCTTTGATGGCTTCATTCTCAAATTTGAGGTTGTTGATACGGTCACCAATTGAAGCGTTAATCTTCGCCATAACTGCTGCCTGTATTTCATCCATGTTGAACGCAGGCTTTTGCGCTGACAATGTTGGAGCGTTTGGAGCAACCTCCATTTCTTCAACAACTATTTCAGCTTCTGGTGCTGGTATGATTTCAGTAATTAGCCCAGCTTCAGTAGTTACTACGCTGCCGTCCTCTAGTTGGTGTGCTGCATCGGGTGCTGGCAGCAACTCTCCATCTGCTCCGATAACTTGAACCAATGCGCCTATGGCTACTTCGGGTTCAATACGTACTAGCGTGCCATCAATTAGTTTGGCATCCTCAAACTTCAATTCAGTAGCGAACAATAATTTCTTAATGTCGCCTAGTTTTGCCTTAATTGTGTTTTCTAAATTCATAGGTTCGATTTTGTCTAAATAGATTTAATGGTGTTGGTGTTCAATTAGCTTCTAAAATTTCGCGCAATGCTGAAATAATGCGGCTATCAATATCGCGTTCTATTGCTTCGTCAAAGATTCCCTCAACACTAAAACCGCGAAACGTGCCATCCTTAACTTTAGCCCAAACCGCATCGTTGTCTACTTTGAACGATCCAAACCAGCTGCCATTTGGTAGCGTATCGTGACCGCTTGGAGTACCTATGCCGCGTTCTTCATCTATTAGTATGCTCTCAAACATGAACACGCCATCCACGTCTTTCTCGTGCATCTCGTTAATCATTGAAAGCCTACCCTCGCGCATGAATTTGAACACGATTTTCTTAATGGTTTCAGCATTGAAAACAACGTAGTATTCTTCGCCTGTTTTTGACCGTCTAAAGATTGGCAAGTCGGCAACCATTAAGGCGCCCGATACTATGCGCTTTTCTTCGCTTTGGATTTTGAACGCTTGCCCGTGTTTTTGAAATGCAAGCCATTCACGTTTGATTGCAGGATCGTCCACAAAGGATATTTTCTCTACCCTTGTTTCATCATCCAATTCGTCAATAGTCATTTCAATTATTTTGTTTTCCATTGCCTTAATTATTACCCACCTCCGAAAGTGGACTGTGATTCTATTTGGTTAATGTTTGCTTGTGAACCTGTGATTTGCGTTTCAACTACATAGGCTTGAACGGGTGCTAGTTCAGCTTGCTGAGTGTTGCCTAGTTGCGTTGTGTTGGTTGTGACTGGAGAGAATGATGGTGCGGACATTGCGCCTACGCTCGATGCGGTTGGAGTAGATACCGACCCCCCACCCGGTGCGCTGGAAAGTATAGCAGACGCTTGAGCAACTGCTGCTAAAACCGTTGCAATTTGAGTAGCAATAAAGACGGGAGTAGCAACTACTGCTCCCGGCCCCATTGCTGCTGCGCTTTCCGTAGCCCCTGCAATAGCCGAACTAATAGACATTGCGGTGTTTATAGCTAATTGACCCAATGCAAATACTTTAGACGCGGCTGTTTGCTCCCCTTGCGCATTTGTAATGATTTGCCCCAAAGAGCCTAGCCCACTAGCTAATGCGCTACCAACTGCCAAACGTGCGTCTTTTACTTTCTTTTCTTCTTGTATCTTTTTAGCATTGGCATCCTGTTGAGCTTTAAGTAAATCGGCTTCTAATTTTTCGGCATCGGATAATTGTTTTTGATTAAACGCAGCAGTCAAATCATTTCTGATAACCATTTGCTCTTGCTCATACAGTAAGCTTGCTGCCTCTGCTTGGTCAAGTATTAACTCCCTATCCCCCTGCTGTTGAAGTATGGCCGCGTTTACAGCTTGAAATTTTAATTTTTCCGCTTCTAAAGCCCTATTAATATCTAATTGTAGTTGCTCCTCAGCTGTAACCGCTAATCGCTCCGCTGTATATTCAGCTATTGTAACAGCATTTTCAGCTTGCTTTTCAGCTATTTTATAATTGCTTTCTGCTATAGCTGCCTTTTCTTCTGCTAATTTTCTTTCAGCTTCTAGTTCCGCTTCCTTTTGTTCTTTTAGTCTAGCTAACCTTGCAGCATCCCGTTCCCTATCCTTGCCTTCCTGTTCATTTTTTAAGCCTTGTATTTCAGAATTAAGACTCTTTTCTCTTTTTAATCCTTCATTTTGAAGTTGGTAAACACGAACAGCAGCTTCGCTTGCAATCCTTTTTTCTTCTTCACCAGCGTCTACTTGTGCTGCTACATTGGCAGCTAATATTTTAGCTTTTTGTTCGGCAATTTTTAACTCTTGCGCAGCAACCTTTTCTTCAAATTCAGCAGCACGTTTAATGGCTTCAATTCGTTCTTCAGTAGACTTGGTTAAATCGTCCGCAATTAGTCGCGCTTCGGTTATTTTTAAATTAGACTTTGCCCTTGTTTCATTTAATTTACCTTCAGCAACTCCAATATCATTTAAGGCTTTTGCATTATTTACGGCTGCTGCTGTATTTTCAACTAATCCAACGGTGAATGAATTAAAGGATTGTTTGATATTATCAATTCCGCCCTTTAAGTCTAAGGTTAAAAAAGAACCAATAGCTTTAACAAACCCAAGCCATCCGTCTATCAAATTGCTTACAACAGCACCAAGCCCAGCCATTGCCACACGTAAAGACTGCGCGCCCTTTTCAGTATTGGCAAAATAAGCTACCAATGTGCCAACAATTACCACAAACGCACCTATTCCCGTAGCGACCAATGCAATACGAACGCCAACAAGTGATGCCTTTACTGCATCAAAAGCAGTTTTTAACCCACCTACTGCCGCTGCCGCCTGACCAATAGGCCCCGGTATTAAAGCCGCTGCGTCTGCGCCTGCTGTAAAGCCTTGGCTCATAGACTTGCTAGTCTTATCAGTTTCAGTCTTTAAGGTCTTAACGCGCTTTGTTGTGTCATCAAGTTCTTTTTGTACTGTATCAAACCCTTCAGTAGCATCCGATGTATTGACAATGATGTCAACAATTACTTTTTTAGTTTCGGCCATTAGATAGGAATTAGCATATAGGTTAAATAAAGGTCGATGTCGCTATTGCCAGCGGTTGGGTTACCAGCATTAACGGAAACTACAACATCAGTTGCGGATACGTATTGTCCCGAACTTTCAAAATCCATATTAAAAAAAGCGTTTGAGTTAAATCCTAAAACAGCATCTGTAAAAATAGCTTTGACACTTGGAAAACCTATCTCAAGAGTGACGTTGGTAGCGTAAGGTGTTCCCCCATAAGTCGCTTTCATTTGCGCACTAAATAATTGTGCGTAATACCCAACAGGAACGGTAATTCCAAAGGCAACTGGAGTAGTATACAATGTCAATACTTGTGCGCTTGTCAATTCGAGCGTTGCCACTTGCAGCCCCCCATCTCCGTTAATTGTAGTATTGCTTTGGGTTATGTTAAGGTTGCTCACTCCGATAGCGGTCACGTTCTCCACGCCATCTGCTACCACGTTATTAGAACCGATTAAAGTTACGTTTTTACTTGCGCCTACCCTGTTATTATCACCTTGCACAAAGAACCCGACCGCGTTTGGACTTACCACGTTTTCGCGACCGACTACTTTACCTTGGAACGGTTCAAATTGGTTGCCGTTAAGTAGCCTTTTAGATGGGTTAAGTGGCGCAAGTTCTAGTAGCCTGCCACTACCCAAAGACTTACCGCTACCCATTGCCGCGCTTTTCTTTTCATCTATTACAATGTCGCCAGCTTTGAATAGTTCTACTTTGGTAAGCCCTGTTTTGAACGGGTTGTAATCAATTACCTTGTTTAATCTGTAGTAGGTTTGGTCAATTAGTATGGTGTCGCGAAAGTCCAATTGCTGAATATCCAATTCAGTCAAGTAGAACATCGCTGTGATTAGCTTGCTATCCTTGCTTGCCAACTCCAAAAACTGCGCTTCGTGATATTTCTTGAATAGGTTGTTGTTGGTATATTGAACTGGCCCAGTTGACCCGTTACCCTGATAGTAGTATTCCTGTGATAGCCCCCAATTTATATCTATTGTTGGGGTTATCGGGTTATCCCAGTGCCCTGCGTATGGATATTGGTCGTAATAAATTACTGTACCGGGAACTGTTTGATGTGCCCAACTAGGGCTACTATCCAACATGCCACCGTAGTAAAGTATGCGAATGTTTGCATCCGTTTGTTTTGCTCCCTCGCTTATGTCTGCATCGTATATCTTTGGAATGATACGGCTACTAATGCCATCATTTACCAACGGAGTGCCGCTAAAAACTACGCTTGTTTCCTTCTTTTCGGGAACAAAGTCGTTATCAATGTTTAGCGTCCTATGCCCGTATGCCTTGCCATAGTTGCTTTGGAATCGTTCGTTGTAATAGTCGCCATCTTCTGAATAGGTATAGACGTACTCACGACCCGATAGCAAGCCCATAGGCGTTACGCTTAGCTGCTTATCGCGTGCCAGCTTATACGTCCAATCACGTAGAACTCCGCTTGCATAGTAATCATTACGGGTTTGGAATATGTAATGCCTATCAACTGTTTTGCTCGGTGTCATGTACAGATTGAACATTTTTAGAATGCTCAAAAAGAAGTCTTTGATGGTAACCTCTGGCATCCCGAAATTCATGTATACCGTGTTGCCATAAGCTAAATCAGTTACCACA